GGGGTTAGTATCGTAGATGGTAACAAAGTTACCTTTGAGTACGCAGGCACGTACAGCCTTACGTTTTCTATTCAAATAACTAATCTTGGCGCTGCTGTAGAAAAAGCAATTTTTTGGGTTCGCACTAATAATCTTGATTACCCAGATTCTGCCACTGAAATTGACATGCCAGCCCGTAAATCAGCTGGTATACCAAACCGCCAAGTTATTACCATTAACTATGTAGCAACCGCTACTGCTGGACAATCCGTTCAAATATGGTGGTCTGGGTCCAGCATTGATCTTAAAGTAGAATCTTTACCTGCTGGAACTGCCCCCGTGTCCCCAGCTGTTCCCAGCATAATTCTTACTACTACGGGAGCGGGCTCATATAAAAGAAACCCTGGACAAGGCGTCTGGGTAATGTTTGAAGGCGGAGACCCTAATTTTCCACTATGGCTAGGAGCTTATTAAAATGGCTAACTATAATCTAAACACTACTTACATAATTGATTTACCGTTTTCGTTATCTAAAAAAGGTAAAATTGCAATTATTCCTGATACTGACTCAAAAGTGTGGAAAAATAAGGTTTTAACTCTTTTATCTACTGGAATAAATGAACGAATTTGGTACTATAATTATGGAACTAATTTAAACAGTCTACTATTTGAAACTTCGGGGTCTGCTATTGCAGATGCCAGGACCGCTATTACTGAAATGTTTACTGTATGGGCACCTGAGCTTACCCTTGTTGATATTGGGGCTAAGTTTGATGGCTCTACTGCACAACTAACATTTAGCATTATTTATAAACTTCCTGACGGGGAACAAGATTCTGTTAAAATAACTACATCATCGCTTACTCGCGCTGGTGAACCGATAGAGGTTATCTAATGGCTGACAATTTGTACCTACCCCAGGTAGATTATACATCTAGGGATTACACGTCTATAAGTGCGGACCTTAAAGCTCTTATTGAAAACTTTGCTCCGCAATGGACGTCTCGCGACTCCAGTGATTTTGGAATTGTTATTCTTGAGCTATTTGCTTATCTTGGTGACATCCTTAACTATCAAATTGACCGTGCCGCTAATGAGTCGTTTATAAATACGTCCACCCAGCGAGATACAGTTCTTCGCATAGCTCGTTTACTTAATTATGTTCCTAACGATGTTAACCCAGCAACTGGCTCTGTTACATTTTCTAATTACGATACGGTATCAAGAACTATTTTAGCGGGAACTTCGTTGCTTACTGTTCCTGATGGTACTAACCCAGCTATTGAATTTACTACTGATTTTGACATCACTGTTGACCCTGGAACGTTATCCACTGCATCTACTAAAACTGTTACTGTTTCACAAGGTTCTTTTGTAGAAAATGAAGTTATTGGTGTTTCTGACGGCACTCCTAATGAAGAGTTTGCTCTTAGTAATCTTGGAGTAATAACAGGTTCTACAATTTCAGTTAGCGTTGGAACTCTTTCGTACACTCGTGTTGATTTTTTAATTGACTATGGTAGTGACGACCCTGTGTTTTCAACGTACACAGATGGAGCTGGAATTACTCGTATAGTTTTTGGTGACGGAGTATCTGGACGTATTCCTAGTAACGGGACGACTATCTCCGCTACCTATCGTTACTCTGACACTGCAGGAGCTCTTGGAAACATTGCTGCTAATACTTTAACTGTAGTATCACCAACAGTTGCAAACCTTGAAGTAACAAATCCTTTAAGCTTTAGTGGAGGTAGTGACGCGGAAACAACTGACTCTGTACGTGTTAACGCACCTCTTTCATTACGTGCACTTACTAGAGCAGTATCTCTTCGCGACTACATTAGCTTAGCTATTCAAGTTAATGGGGTAGCAAAAGCTAATTCTATGTCTACTTCATACGGAGCGGTTTCTGTATTTGTTGCAGCTGCTGGAGGTGGTGCTTTATCCGCTACTTTGCAAAACCAAGTTAAACAAATTTACACGGACGCTGTTCCCCCAGGAACTACTGTAGAAATTCGAGACTTCACACCTGTTTACCCGTACGTAACGGTTACTGTTAATGTGCTGCCTCAATACAATGCGGCCGAAGTAGGTGCCGCAGTTGCGTCAGCTATCGGAACGTTGTTTTCATTTGATAATGTTACATTTAATGATTTAATTAATCAAGGTTCTTTATATGCTGCATGTAATGCTGTAGATGGCGTTGCATATGTAACATTAAATAATTTTGAAAAGTTTATTGTAAATCCTAACAGTGCGTCTAAACTGTATTCCCAATCTGCAGTAACTACAGCCTCTACGTCTACCTCAGCAACAAACATTGTTGTTGATAGCACGGTAGGTCTTTGGACTGCGGCTTCTTTAGGTATTGGCAGTTCTACAAACCCACGCATTATTTCACCTGTTGCGTTTAACAATGCAACTATTACTGGAATTACTTCTAGCGTTGGCTCCACAGTTGCAATTAGTGGAATTACCTCTACTACTGCGGGTTCTGGAACTATTACTTATGCTGCTACTAGCCCCGCACTTGTTGTAGGTCAAAGAGTAACCGTTACTGGTGCAACTGCTACACAGTACAATATTGTTTCGCAACCAGTAGCCACCGTAACATCTACTAACTTTACAGTTACACTTTCGGTAGCTTCAGGCACTACCTCATCTGCTACAGCTACAACTATTACTGGTGCGGTAGCTATCAGCACTGCGCCAACTTCAGTCGTTGCATCTGGTACAACTATAACCATTCAAAGTTTTGGAACTGTTTCTGACTTATCGTGTAACATTAATGAAGTTCCTATTTATGAACCAACATACGTTAATGTTATTACAAGTGGTGGCACTAGCTAATGCCGTTTGTACCAAGCTCTGACCCATTATTTAAGGTAAGGATGGACGCACGTCCATCTAATTACCTTATTAACCATGTCAGTTGGAGCGCTCCTGATGACAGAATTAACTGGTCAGAGCTACGTTTGGTACGAAACCCTTCAGGTCATCCTCAAAATATTAATGACGGAGTTTTACTTTATAGCGTTCTATCAGACGCAGTTGTTCTTCAAGTAGCAAGTATTTTTGGAGCCAACTCTGTAAATCAGTTTACATTTACTGGTGGTGGAAGGTACGCATTTGGCCCAACAGATGAAGACTACATTACGTACACTGCTGTAGAAGCTACGGGAGGTTCTGGTAACGGAGCTAAGTTTGATGTAGTTCGTTCTAAAACAGACCTAGGTTCGGTAGTTTCAGTAACCGTAAACTCTGCTGGAGAAGGTTACGCAGCCGCTAATACGCTTACAATACCTAAAGAAAGTATCGGATACTCCGTTTCTAATACTGACGCTACTGATGTAATTGTCACAGTATCTTCAACTGCTGGTACACAATCTGGTATCAAAACAGTTACTGTTATATCAAACCCTAGTAGAACAAGCACTACATTCTCAAACGTTATCAGTGCGTGTACTAGCGGCCCTGGAAAAAATGCAACGTTTACTTTAGCTTGGGATGGAAGTAGCGTTATGAGCGCCCCAACCATTAATAACTCAGGGGCTGGTTACAAAGTTGGAGACATTATTAGAATTCCTAGCTCTGTTATTGGTGGACAAATTGAAACTGTTAAATTAGGAGTTACTAATACTTTTCATGTATTTGATGATGGCACAGACACAGGAAAAACTACAAATCCTGGTTATGGTGTTGAAGGAACTTACATTAATGCCCCAAGACACTACTACTCATTATTTTTAAATTACACCACCATAGGAAGTACATTTCCTAAGTGGAAAAAATTATCTGAATCGGCAAGTTTTGTTATACAAGATAAAGGGACTCTTGATGTAATTATTAATCACCTTCCAAGTTTTTACACTAGAACTTATAACAATACACTTAATAATGATTTGTCTGATTTTTTAAGTTTGTTTGCTTTTCATCTAGATACATACATGGCTGCTAACACGTCCGTATTTGACATGAACAATGTTGACGAAGTTGATGAAAAACTTATGCGTTTAATGCTTAGACAATTTGGTGCATCTCTTGATGACGTTAGTGGAGTAAGTCAAGGGCGAGTACTTTTAGCAAACGTTATTCGTAACTACAAATACTCAGGAACTAATCTTGGTATTAAAGACTTTGTGGAATCTTATACAGGTTATGGTACAAACATTATTACAGGTAAAAATATTTTGCCTGATTACAACTCCTCATCTTTTGCAGAAAACATTGGAAAATGGTTGCCAGATGCATCCTCTACTGGGTACCTTTCAACAGCCCCATATACGTCCCTACTTACTTATTCACCTGATGTAGCAACTGGAGCAACAGCCGCTATTACAGCAATTTCAAATGCATCTGGAACAGTTACATACACGGCAACTAACTCATTTAGTGCTGGGCAAACAGTAACAATTTCTGGTGCTACAGGCACAGCGTATAATGTTACATTACCAATTGCTACAGCAACTGCTGGTGCGTTTACTATTACTAGTTCGGCGACAGGAACTACATCTACAGCAACCGCTACAGCATTAGTAGAGTCTTATACAAACTATTATGCTGACGTAGCTGTAGATTCTACAGGCGCTCTTGTTTACGACACCGCTTTAACTTCCGCAAACTCTGCAAACACAATTGTTACAGTACCTAGTACAGAAAAATTAGTTGTAGGTAGTCGTCTTAAGGTAACAACTACTGCTGGAACTGGTGTTTTAGCCGCTGGAACTTTAGTTACTAGTATCTTGTCAAGCACTACGTTTAG